ATTCCAATCAAAGTCTGATGAATCGCGTATTTTCTTGCGATTAGCTTTGTATTGTGGATAGTATTCTCTACGCCAGTTATTGCCGGCATCGCATGCCAATACGATATTAGTACCATACTTTTCTTTGTACCTTTTACGATACATACGTATAGAATTAAGAATCATATGGCGAATCATAGACTCGTCATTCATTTTTTGTACAATAACATTGCTGACGGCAATACCACTAAAATCTATAATAATCATTATAAAGCTCCATTTCAATTATAGGTATATTATATCATAGATTTGAAAAGATGTACACAATAAAATGAGCTACTCAGTCATTAATTGTACAAGATCTCGATTAACTAAATGAGCTTCTTCAATATCTTCTTTTGCTTGTCCATGGTATGGAACAGCGTTATGAGATTCAATAAGAGCTTCACAAAGACTATCTTCACCTACATATAGATCTCCAAGTATTCTACCGAACTTTCCCTTAGCATCATACTTACGAGTTACTAGTAATACTTCTTGTCCTTCAAGGAATTTCTTTACAAAGTTTTTAGCATTGTTACCATAAACTTTTTCTTCCTTATCAGATGTTCTTGATTCAGGTGTATCTACACCATAGAGTCGTACTCGTTCTTTATGTAGCCAAACTCCAAATCCGAGATCTACATCGATGTCAACAGTATCTCCATCAACAACTCTTGTTACGTTGCATCTATATTCGAACATGATTTTTTCCTTATGTGTTTTGAGTGAATCTTACATCCAATAAACTCGTTGTAGTATTCATCACTCAATAACACATCATGTTCGAATTGCAATTTGGCTTCGTAATAAGACATTTCGCCTTTAGTAGTACATAATCTTAGTATTTGTCTTTTGTAATTACTTGTCCCTTTTTGTTCAACGAGAATTTGAACTTCCTTATTTGATCCATAATATGATCTCCAGTCAGACTCAACTCTTGTCTTGACTCTTCTAGTTCTTTTTGAATTCTTCGGTAATGTCTTAGGCCTCCAGAAGTTCTTTTTACCGATATATTTCTTATCTGTATCCAGTTCTGTGATGAGGTAGACAAATCCTTGGAACTCTTCGGGAGTATATTCATATTGTTCATTTTCATAATACCACATACATGTATTTATTCATCTTCCCAATAGTCATCATCTTCCTTTACTAGTTGAATTACTGCTCTTCTACCACAAATCGGACAATACATTGGTTCTTCATAGCTTGATACAAACGAGGTATTTTCACATTCTTCACATTCAATTTTATGTTCGATCACGTTCAATCCTTTCTAGGATTTCTATTTTTCTTTCATCGGTCGCGATAAACCACTCGGTTATTTCATCCTTGTGTCTATCACAACCGATGCAATAGTCATCAACAATCGTGCATACTTGAATGCATGGACTAGAAGTCAATTTCACAGGCTCCGCCTGCACAAGCAGCCGCACCCATTGTATCAACGTCAGTAAATACTTGTTCTGTTAAATCATGATTCCAATTTGGCATTTGCAGATACTGTTGGATTTTATTCCACTTGTGCATAAGGTAAGCATCTTTCAAACAATATTCTGTTTTCTTAATATCGCCATCTAGATAGTTATTTGCAAAGTTTTCAAACCGACGTACCCAATCTTGCCGTGCTGAGTTTTCTGATGATTCAAGACTAATGTCCATTCCCATACCTTGAGCTGTAGAACAAGCATCCCACAAGTTAGGGAATACTTTCATAGCATCTACTACTAAGCCTGATGCAAAGATTGATGCAGCTCCATATAGCTTTACCATTTGCTTTTCATCAATCACTGCAGTGTTTGGTGCTTGGTTGTAATCCTTATCGCCTGACATACTAAGGAATGAAATACCTGAGAAAGAATAACGATTCTCAAATACATATTTTTCTACTTCATCCCAATCATCTACAATAATTGTATTTGATACATTATGGCGGATACCTTCATCAGCACATAGCTCTTCATTTGTACCAGCAATAACCCAATGCTTTTGAGCTTTCTTAACGAGCTCAAGATGTTTAACACCAATAAGATCATCCTTATACATTGAACCTTTATGTGGTACAATAGGATATGAAATTACTACATCAGTACCATTAGCAGACCATACTGATTCTTCAACCATATATGGATTTGATTTGATAATCGATTGTGTAATTTCAGATTCTTTATTCATTTGGATGTTACGGATGTACATCGGGGAATGTTCGGCGTGGATACCACTTGCTGTTTGTAAGAGGACGCTTGCGTTACCGCTTGGCTTAACACATGTAGTCCGAGCAGCAGGATTAATGCCAATGATAGCAGCAACCTCTCTATTAATTTTCTTAACAATTTTAGCTCCTTTTTCAAGAACCTTAGCATCAAACAGTACTTCAGGATTGTTCATCCAACCAGTAACTGATACACCTAATAGAGCTTCACGGTCAAAGATCTTTTTAGATACTGGAGAAAGAAACTTAAAGTCTGTATATCCAGCTTGTAGTGTACCAAGGATAGCACCAGCTTTACATGCTAGATAAAAATCTTCTGGTGTTTTACACATGCCACCATTGATTTCTGTAAGGTTACAACCTTGCCAACCAGACTCACCTTCGTACTGTGGATACATTCCAATCTCAACACAAGGATTAGTTGTATGTTCTTTTGAAGTTGTAAAGTAGAATCCCGGCTCACCAAATGATTTGACTGATTCCATAATCTTAGCAAACATTTCTGGCGTTGCTTCATCACGGACAATTACTGCTGAGTTGTTAGATCTACCACGTTGAGCGTTGTCCATAAACCAGTTACCAGTTTTTGCATTCATCATCTCATCATCTTCTGGTGAGAACAAACAAATAGTAGCTGAACGACGAACGCCACCAGATAATACTGCGTCAGCTGCATGCATGCAGATATCATACACAGTAATTGGCTTTAGTTTAACTGTTTCTTTCGTATCGATAACTTGATTTTGTAATAAGAGTTCAATCTTATCTAAAGCTTTACGTAAACCTTCTGGTCCAGGAGCTTTAAATCCACCTGAGATTTTAGCACCCTTAGGTCTAATATTTGTTAGATCAAAAAATACTCTACGGCCTTCATACTCTGGGAACTTACCACCAGATACAAAGTAAGAAGACATCAACACGTCTAGAGCCGAAGCCCAACCTTCAATAGAATCTTCTACAATATAACCTTTAGCTTGCTTAGTCCTTGATTGAATTTCCGGAAATTTAGATACGTGGTGTTGTTGTACAGAGAATCCAGCACCAGCACCACATAATAAAATATAGAAGAACTCACCAAAGAATTCTGCACGATCAGCATAAGATGATGTGCAATTATACATACGCATCTGATGCTTAAGTAGTTGTTCACCACCAAACTGTAAAGCTCGTTGTGCACCTAATACTCGTTGCTCTTTGTATGCGGTACGAGCCTCTTGTAAGTATGGACGCAATTTATCTGCGGCTTCATTATAATTTTCTTCATGCATAGTAATAACTCGATCTACCGATTCATCCCATGACTCATAACCGCCGTTACCGGTCTCTTTAAACCGAGAGTATCCTTCGTAAAATTTAGTTTGCGATAAAAACTCTCTGGTGTCTACAAACGGTGTTTGCATACCTCTGTCCTAACATATAGCTGATTTGATTTGTTGATACTATTATATATCAAAACGCAGTTTTTGTAAACCCCTAAAATGGCTTTAAAACTGCGTTTTGGTAATTATTTTTTCTTTTTAATCGTCAAAGCGAAAATGGTGATTAATCGTATCTATTACATCCTGCCAACGAGCAATCTTTTCCATTTCTGCGACTACTGCTTCAGTGACATCTGAGTGTTCACCAATACCAGCTGGATTAGCAAGGTATACTTCAACATTCATTTTATGAATCGCAATGTTACCAGCTGCATAATGCTCAACTGCGTGTAACATATCATCTCTTTGTGCTTCAATTCTATCCATTTTTAAGTTTTACTCCGATTTCCATATTGTCCATGCACCATAAGCTATAGCTGCGTATGCTGCGATTTTTGCAAAGGGTCCGGCAAATAAAATTACAACACCTACAGCAATAAGTGCTGCGCCGTCCCACGATGTTCTTTCTGCTACTCTGTTATTTATCCAACTTGTCATGCTACTCTCCCTATGTTAATTTTTTTTTAATCCATAACACAATGGCATATACTGAAATTAAATAAACTGTTGCAATGCCAACATCTAACAAGTGTTCTCTCATGTGATAGATGAATTCAATACCAGCTTGTACATCACCCATACTTGCGGTGTCGTCAACTATAATCCCACTTAATGTTCCGTCTTCATTAAAATCTACAGCAATACGTTCAGCCGAAGAATCACCATCTATAATTGTTGGATCATTATTCATTATCTATTAGTTTCTTTTCATTGAACTCATTGAGTCCTTCGATTTTACAGTTGCGTTTACGGTGTCCATTCCATGCCATAAAGCCACCAATACGTAGTGCCCAATAAGCAAGGTTATTAAGAAAATGAAAACCATTTTGCTCGATGTTAATATCTCTAAATATTTCATCGGCTTTCTTCTGATCAATCACTCCCATTGTTTCTTTTTGACCAGATCGTAATAGAGTTTCATACTTATATGCATAGTCATGTACAAGACCACCCATTAATAAAACTCCTGTTGGTGATAACCATGTATGTAAGAATTTTGGAATTGATGCACCATCAAATTGGAATCCTTGTGGTATTATATATTCTTCACCACTAATCTCAAATGCCCAGTCATCAGCTACTTCCCAATGGCGTGTACCCATCAACCACATCCATATTGCACCCCAGAAGCCTTTACCGGCTGTTGCTATAGGGATTGGCATTAGCTTTGGCATTACATTATATTCGAATCCAATAAGCTCTTCGTCTTGGTCTACACCTAGTTTATTAATTAACCATCCAATAATAATAAGAATACCGACTACGGTAAACTGCCACCATGTTATAAGTTGATCTATAATGAAAGACATCATTCTTCTTTCTCCTTATCTGTTACAGCTTCTTCGTAATATACAATAATGTTTTTTTGTTGATTAATATATCTTCGAAGCTCTGCAATATTAAGAGCTAAGTTTTCATAGTCTTTCATTGATAATGCAACAAAAGCAAGTTCACCGTTTTCTTCGGTAAACTCTTGTACGAATTCTTCATAGATCTCTTTGTTTACTACGTAAACTCGGACATCATTGAGTTGTACTGGCTTCGGTTGTGTTACTGTCGGTATTACTACTTTCTCGATTTTGGTTACCGTCTTGATCTCCGCTGGCAGCTTTAGACTGCTGCAGCCAGTTAGGAATAGGACGGCCACCATCGCCACCGGTATCGGTAGTAATTTCACGCCAGAGTTTAGCAGTTGCACCATTCATTCTACCTTCTAAGTCTTTTGCATCAGTCAGTGCATCTTTGACTAGATTCAGTTGTTGTAATTTATCACGGAGACTATCTCCGTATTGTTCAGCCTTTTGTAAATCTACTTGTAGAGATTTATTGAGTGCTCCTAATTTTTCTTGATTTTCGATTGCTGCATCTAAACTTGCAGATGCTGTTTGTACCGCAACTTCGAGTTGTGCATTATTCTTAGTAAGGACTGCAATCTTATTTTGTGTGGTGTCATAATAGTATTTAGCACTATATGCTACACCACCTAAGATTGCTATGACAAATATTAAAGCATAAAGCTTAAGCATCTTCTAATGCTTCTACTCTAGCTTTGAGTTCTTTTATACTATTTAACATAACCCAGAATAACTCATCTTTGTTAACAGACTTGATACCGTTATCTCTAGTTGTTACGGTATTAGGAAGTAAACTCTCTAATTCCTGAGCCATAACACCAACAATAGTCTTTTCTGTATCTAAACCTTCATGTACAAGTCCAGCACTATCAGCTAATGCAGGATGCGCCGTAGCAATATCAGAGTCAGAAAGATAGTTATAAGTCTTTACATTTACTTGATCTAAAACAGTTAGACCGGTTGTGTAGTTTGTTACATTAGTTTTAATACGTTCATCAGATGTTGTTTGAAATGCCGAATGATTTTGTTCATTGTATACACCACTAGAACCACCTAAATAAAAAGTATAGTTGCCTTTACTTGTTAGTCCGTTACCAATAACATATTGTTTAAAAGCAGAAGTAGCAGTAGGGTTTAAAGTTTTTCCAATAAGAATATTGTCTCCATTATGTGCGCTAAGTGCAGTAGTGAGACCCATGGTATGGCCAATAATAACATTACCAGCCTGACGAACCATACCCGCATCAGTGCCTATCATAATGTTATCATTGGCCGTTGTTATGTTTTGGCCAACACTGTTTCCAATTGCAAGATTGCGGGCACCAGTATTAGTCGATGGATTGCCGCCAGAAGCGCCAAACATAACGTTCTGACCAATTCCTATATTATTATCGCCGCCCATACGATAACCAGCTCTATAACCAAGATAAACATTATATTGATCGTTAGCACTTGTTATTTCTTTACCAGCTTCAAAACCAATTTTCATATTACCAATACCACCAGTTGATGTGGTATCTGATGTGTGATGTGCTGCGCCAGAGACAACAGTGTAATCGCCACCGCCTCCGCCACCGCCGGATCTTAACTGAACATAAGCAGAATCAATAAGACTCGATGTTCTTTCAGAATCAAGTGAATTGGCTTCTACATAAGCTGAATCAACAAATGGGCCTCCAATTCTAAAAGCAATGTAATTAGAATCAATTAGTTGAGTAGTTAAACTAGAATCTAAGTCACTACTATTCGCTGTAACTAGTGTTATTACTTTTGCTGAATCTACGTTACTGCTATTTGCTGCAATCAATGTTAAGATTTCAGAAGAATCAACTCCGGAAGAAGTATTTATTAAAGCAAGATTGCTAGTGTTAGTAGCATCTGTCTTACCGAGTATTTGTGCAACGTCTCTTGATCTACTCATTTTTCTATCCTTCGAATTCTGTAGTTGGTGGAGTAAATGCAGAAGTGTATCTGGCTAAACCCCTAGTAATTCTCATGTCTTGGATATAACCGTTGAAATAACCGTTACCACCGTCAAATGACCAACCAGACCTAAACCCACCTAGCCCTATGTTTAAGGAGCCAGTTGATGTTTGTGTGTCCTCTAAGACACCATTAACGAACATTCTGAATGTGTTTCCAGATCGTGTCACAGCGTAATGATACCAAGTATCATGACTGAAGGTATTGGTTGTGTGCATAAATGGATTTCCACTTGATCTTCCACTAAAGCCGTTTACAAAAAAGCTAAATTTGTTAGCGTGACCAGTGTTGTCAAATCGGTGACCATTAGCACCCGAAGACCAACCAGTTACGGTACTCATAAACGCTGGGTAGGTATTGCCTGTTGCTACAGCGTGTACGAATGTTTCCATAGTGAAATCAACAGTACCAAAATTGAAGAAATCGTTAGCAGGAATCTGTAAGTAATCACTATTTCCGTCATACACAATAGCAGAACTGCTAGTGAATTTTCTTTGAGTATTTGATGCGCTAGCTGTTCCGGCAACTGTGATTAATTCATTCGCACCTGATGCATCCCAAATACTATTTTTATTTGTACATGTAAGCAATTGAGTATTTGTGATTGCAGTTAATGGCGCAGTTGGTGGAGTAAACGCACTAGTGTAAACCGCAGTTCCTTTTACAATTCTAAAGTCAGAAATATATCCATTAAAAGCATACGGATAATCCACACAACATCGTCCAACATTTAAAATGTTACTACTATCATTAACTGTTTCTGAACCACCAATGGTAAGAACATGGCTAGCAACACCGTTTATCCACAAAGTTAATGCAGTTCCATTCCTTGTTACAGCTATATGATTCCACGTCTTTTGATAAACAGAAGTTGTACCATTCAAAGCTCTAGTTCCGGCACTAGTAATAACTTGAGCTTTCACATTAGGACTTTCTAAAAATATTCCAACTGACATTGTAGAAGTAGTACCACCAGCGTTAGCGTCAGCCAAAAGCCAATTATTGGGAAAAGCCGCATCAGCGTAGAACCACATTTCAATAGTAAAGTTACCACTACCATATGTTTTATAAGCACCATCTGGTACAGTTAAATAATCTCCAGTACCGTCAAAGTATACAGCACCTCCATGATCTGCTTTTGTGTATCCACTTTCCAGAAGGTATGGACTAAATCTTCGTGTTCGAGTATTACCGGCAACAGTTAAAGCATGTGAATTAGTTGATCCATCAGCAATATAAGGGAGATGACATGCTAATAATGATGTATTTGTTATTGCTGTAAGAGATGAAGTTGGTGGTGTAAATCCTGAAGTATAAACTGCTGATTTTACAATTCTAAAGTCACGTATATATCCAGCAATAACGGCATTGATGTTGGAACCAGAAAATCTTCCGCCACCTATTACAGTAGCAGTAGATGAGTTCATATTCACGTTCCAAGTTGTAGTACCTTGTGATGCGCCATTTACAAATAATTCTAAGTCTGTACCATCTCTAACGACTGCTAAGTGAACCCATGCATTATTAATAGCTGTTGCTCCAGATATTAGTATTTGACTTGTTGCATATACTCTAAAAGTAGTGTCGGCGTGTCTAGACAATACAAGTCCATCTCCACTACCAGAAGATGAGTGAGTATCCCAGACACCTTTATTGGTAGCGGTTGATGTTGCGTAGAACCAGCATTCTATTGTAAAATTTCCTGTTCCAATTGACATTGCGGCTGGAGTAGGTCCAGTTAAATAATCACCTGTACCATCAAAGTATGTACTATAACCACCAAGATGATATGGTGTGAATGCGGTTGATGTTACATTACCTGCTTCAGTAATAGTATGATTATTTGTGGAAGCATCAACTTGATTATCTGTACCAGCGGTATCTGCTTTTGCTAATAGAGTAGTATATTGAGAATTAGCAATTGTGAATGATAGTGTAAATGTTACTTGGTTGCTGCCAAAACTTATTCCATCTGATGCTTTAAATGTAAGAGTTGAGCTTAGATCAGAACCAAGAGCCGTGGCTGAATCTTGGGTTCTTGGTGTAATAGTAAATACAGAAGAATCCTGAGATACTGTAGCCATCTTAAAGAAGTCACCGCCAGATTCTGCTGTCAATACAATATTAGCATCACTGTTATCTGAATCAGCCGCTGTTAAAGTAATAACAGTAGGTGTGGTACCGTCAGTTGCTAAACTGATTGTTCCATTAGGACTTACCGTTAATCTAGGTGTGGCATTGATTAATGCTACGTTATACCAGCCAGATCCATTTGAAATATAAAGTCTTGTTCCAACTAAAGCTTGATCTCCGGCTGATAAACCAGAAGTAGGTAATGAGTCAGAGGAACTAAATACTTGCATACTAGCGGCATTGTCTAGAGCAGAGCTTGCAACATCTCCTGTACTCGTTATGAGATTTGCTAATTTTCTATTAATAGAAGACATGCCTTTTCCTTTTTACCTATTTATAACTCTTTAATAATTATACAGTCCAAACGTAAGCACCACCAGCGTTATCAGCAGTAAAGTCTAATTTGTGTGCTCCTCCAATAATAAAAGTACCATTATTACTCGATTGCAAGTCTTCACCTGTTTCATTTGAACCACTACCAAGATCAATAGAGGAGAATAAAGATGTTCTGTAACTGTATGTGCTTGCTCCTGTACCTGTTTTTTCGAATACGTACACCTCACCTGGTCCTGCTACAAACGGTGAAACCCCATGGGACTTAGGCGCAGATATCAATAATAAATCATCATTTCCCTTTGGTATATGTACTCTATAACCAAATGAAAGAACATAGCCACCACCTCCGCCAGACCACGTAGGACCGTGTTCGCCAGTTAGTTTTTGTACCTGTGACCAAGTAGAACCTGATCTTGTAAAGACATATGCTGCGCCATCACCATATGAACCACTATACCTAGCTCCAGCAACTGCTATAGTTGCATCGCTATTAAGAGCAACACCATAACCCATTTGGTCGTTGGAAGCACGGTCAGATCCATATAGTGCAGCTTCTTGGCTCCAAGTACTTCCAGATCGTTTCCATATATATGCGCCACCAGCATTAGCAACACTGCCATAGTCATCTTGGCTACCACCAACTATAATATAATTTGTGTCCTCACTTATCCCAACGTTTCTTCCAAACTGAGAAACTCCGCTACTAGAAACGCCTCCTGTAAATGTTTGTTGATGAGACCAACTTGTACCAGATCTTGTATAAACACTAACTTTATCTTTACTACCGGAACCACTTACGATGTATGTCATATCCTGATTAGCGTCAAATCTTGACATATAACTCGCTGCTTCTGGAGCATCTAATGTTGCTTCTTTTGACCAACTTGTACCTGATCTTGTAAGAACATATATTTGACCAAAATCTTGCCCAGATGTAGATGAATGATTTGCTCTGTAAGCACTTACTGCTGCTCTAGAACCATCGCTATTTAACCTAGCACACATACCAAAATACAAATAACCAGATGTAGGTGGGTTAGTAGTAGCATAGCTTGTTCCTGCTAACTTGACCTGTTGTGACCAAACATTACTTCCATTATTTGTAAACACAAAGGCAGAGCCGCTTCCGGAATATGTGTCATCGTCAAATGGATTTCCAACTAAAGCATATAAACCATCTCCACTAAGAGCAACACTAGTGCCAAATCCATCATATGCGGCAAGCCCACTACCAGTTAATTTCTTTTCTGTAACTGATCCAGACCAATCAGGACCAAATGATAATGTAAATGTATTCTGTACAGTAGCTTGATTAACACCGTCACTTGCCTTGAATGTCAACGTTGCCGATCCATCTGATCCTAGTGATGTTGCAGAGTCTGCAGTTCTTGGAGTAATTGTTACAACCGAAGAATCTCGAGATACTTTAGCAAACTTAAATAGATCTCCACCTGATTCAAGTGATAAAACTAGATTAGCGTTATCATTATCAGAATCGGTAGCTGTCATTGTAATAGTTGTATCTGATCCTGCAGTCAATGCAATTGTTCCGGATGCGCTTAGTGTCAATGATGGTGTAGCATTAACTAATGCTACGTTATACCAGCCATTTCCATTTGATACATATATTCTTGAGTTTTCAGTTACATACGCTTGTTGGCCAGTAGTTAAATTTGTTACCGGTAGTGAATCAAGAGTACTAAAGACACTCATTGAAGATGCAGACTTCATTACAAGAACTGCAGCTGAATCAATAGTAGAAGTAGTGGAAGGACGTAACGCTTTTAAATTAGTATTAGTCTTACGTGTTTCTTCTAAGAATTTCGTTATATCTCGTACTCTACTCATTTATTTTTCCCTAAGCTTTAAATATATATGCTGAACCACGATTTGCTGTGCTACCATCACCATCTTCTTGATGGGCACCAACAACTACGTAACTACCATCAGTACTAATCGACACAGCTCTTCCAAATCCATCATTTGAAGCTAAATCAGATGATGCTAATATTTGTCGTTGAGTCCAAGAAGTTCCGGATCTTTCATAAACATATGCATTGTTAATAGCGCTTGTGCCGCCTACGACTATATAATTTGCATCTCTTGACATATCACCGGCCCAACCAAACCGGTCGCCACCTGCGCCATCTGATGCTGTTAACTTTGCTTGTTGTGACCAAGAGGTTCCTGATCTAGTAAAAACATAAGCCGATCCTACGTTACTATTGTCTCCTCTTGAACCTATATAAGCATAACTTCCATCAGAATTTAATGCACAAGATTGACCCATCATATCATTTGAAGCTCTATCAGATGCTGTTAATTGCGCTTGTTGTGACCATGAAGTTCCTGATCTAATAAAAATAAATCCAGAACCAGCGTATTCATTTGAGCCCGTACCTTCAAATGGTGATCCTGTAAATATGTAATCGCCAGCATTAGAAATATCTATCGATCTTCCTAATTGAACCGTTGCAACAGAAGCTTGTAAAAATGCTTCTTGTGACCATGAAGTTCCTGATCTACTATAAACATAAACTGCGCCTTTATTAGTACCACCAGTTGGATTTGTCGCCGCTCCAACACAAAGGCGAGTTCCATCAGGAGTAATACAACATGTGTTTCCATACTCATCACTATATCCACTACTAACTTTATACGGGCCAGCTATTTCTTGTTGTAGAGACCATGTTGATCCGGATCTTATATAAATGTAAAATTTGTTTGATCCCCAAGCTCCAACTCCAGCATAAGTACCTGTGGCATCGATGCAAACTGAACCAGCATAATAATCTTGATCCACTGGAGATGCTGGATTCAATATTTGTTGCTGTGACCAACTAGAACCTGATCGTACATAGATATAAGCAGTGCCTCTATTTGTGCCAGTATTTGCGGAACCAACAATTGCGTATGATCCATCCCCACTTATAGCTACTGACTCCATATCACCAAAGTTATCACTTGCTGCACCATTAGATGGTTCTAATTTTGCTTGTTGAGCAGGAGTAGTAGTCCAATCAGGACCAAATGATAGCGTAAATGTATTTACTACTGATCCAATACTTATTCCATCACTTGCTTTAAACGTTAATGTAGCTGATCCGTCGTAACCTAATGTGGTGGCAGAATCTTCTGTCCTTGGTGTGATGGTTACAACTGATGAATCCTGAGATACTGTTGCGAACTTAAATAGATCACCACCAGATTCTACTGACAGTGTTAAATTACCAGTGGCGTTGTCAGAATCTAAAGCAGTCATAGTAATAGTGGTAGCCGTACCATCACTGGACAAAGCAATTGTACCTGATGCGCTTAGTGTTAATCTAGGAGTTGCGTTTATAAGAGCTACATTATACCAGCCGCTTCCATTTGAAATGTATAATCTACTTTGTCCAGATGCACCGGCTGATTCTACGAATGCTTGGTCGCCTGAACTTAAACCACTACTTGGCAATGCACTTACAGAATTATATACTACAACCGAATTGGGAACATTATCTAAACGAAGTGTTTTTACGTCACCGACCCTATCTATTAAACTCGCTATTTTTCTTGCTTTTGATTCTGCCATAGTGGGTCCTTACTTAGTTAATTCAAAATAGTTAAATCTAAATGATGCGGCAAAGGTAATGAATTCGTTTCCACTTGCGGTTGATTCAAATGCAATGTCACCTAATGAGGTAGGTACACAATCAACGTACCTTACTCGTTTTGTTTGATTATTATGACTCGATAAAATTGATAAAGTAATATCAGAATAAGTCCCAGGAAGCCCAGCAGATGCTTGAAATGCTGTGCGCTTTGTCATTGGTGTTTCAAGTAATCTACGTATCCATTGATACATCTCATCATAGCCTTTAAGATCTTCATCCAATATAATATTACACGATAACTCGTTAAAGGTAAGTGTATCACCCGGAAGTGGTACACCTGCAATTCGAGAATATGGAAGTTCAACTGGATTGAATATCATTCCGGGATGTGTAATATTTTGACAAAAGAATTCAAGGTTAGGAAAGTTACGTCTATCAATAACCAGCTTAAAGCTAGTCGGTTGTAGGTAATTAAAATTTTCAGTTAGTGTTGCCATACCCTTATTTATATATTTTTTCCTTTACAAATACAATAAAATATGGTATAATAAACTATGGTTTGGAGAGAGGAGGATACCAGATAAAAAAGGACCGGCTTTCGCCGGTCCAGTTCGTATTCTATTTTTTTATTCTTTATGCAAGAATATTGTCTACGCGGAAGATCCGGTAGTATTGGTTAGTCTTAGCAGTAGCTAGGCCAGATGCTGGAGAAGAACCTACGAATGGATTTGATACCATACCGTAACGTGTCTTAAATCCAATTTTTGGCTGGAAGCTTTGCTCACCTACTGCACGAACCATAGTTAGTGGTACGTATGGGCAATAGAAGAGACCTGCATCATAAGGGTTAGTTCCCTTATAACCAACATTGACGTAGTCCTGAGTTGCATATGGATCAATGTAGACCCGTGTGCGACCATTCATAACACCAGCAAAAGTATTGCCAGTATCGTCTACTTGCAGGTTCATTGACATTGCAGGTGTGTAGTCAAGCATGCCAGAAGCTGAAAGAGCAGAAGCAACATCTGATGAACAGATCATAAAGTTACCTTTACCCCGACGTGTTTCTTTAGCAATTGTGTTAGCTTCACGCTCGATTTGTACGATCAGGCCTTTGAATTTCTCCACTGACCAACGACCGTCTGCATCTGTTGCGAGGTTGAAGATACCGTTAATTGCTGTGTTAGCAGTTAGTGCACCTGTCTTAGCTTGTGAGTTAACTGTGCGAATAACTTCACGGTTAATTTCAGCCATGATCTCAGTTGACAGAATGTTAGCCAGTTCTGTTTCAGCATCCAGGCCATGAATGGCTTTAAGATCCTGAGCAAGTTCCAAGCTATATTCTGCTTTCAGTGCCCGTGACTTGGCAGTCACAGTTGCTTTTTCGATGGTGAAACCCATTTCAGCAAAGCTCTCACCAACACCGTCGCCCAAAGCTTCAGCTTCGGCTGTTGAGTATGGATCATTAGCTGCTAGAGGATCGGTACGCTCATCATCGATTGTTCCTACGCCGGAGGCTGAAGAATCAACCAAACCAGAGGATGAACCGTTTGCAGTCGTTGCAGAATCTCCGGAGAAGCCAACTGGTGCTTCGTTGAAGAGTGCCTCGCTGCCGGATGCTACTCCACCCTTTGTCTTTTCAAAGGTTGACTTCATTGCGAAGATCAAGCCTGTTGGTCCGGACATTGGCTGGACTCCACACATGTCATATGCCATAAGGTTTGGCATTGCACGGCGGACAAGAGCAATAAGAACTGGATTCCAGTTAGCAGCATTGCCTGTGTTGTTTGTTGGAGCTGCTTCTGTCATGAATTGGCCTTGGGCCGCTTCTTCTGCGAATGCACGCTCTTGGTTTTCTAGAATAGCAGCAGTAACTGCTTTCCGGTGATGATCTTTAATAGTGCCGGCAGACTCTTCGTTCAGTACCGGTGCCCATTTTTCGATCAGTCGATCATATGATACGGTTTGCATTTTTCTTGGACTCCCAATTATTTATTTGTTTTTTGGATTGCTGTTAGATACTGAGCCATAGAACCCGATGCTACTTGTACACCATCGTCATCCGACACATCTTCTTCCATAGAAGCTGTTTCAGTAACTTTTTTGGTAAAGTATGATTCTTTAACAGTCTCTACTTTCTCAGCGAAAGTTTCTTCTGAATCAAAATCGATATCACTTACCAGTGACTTTAGTTTTTCAACTTGAGTTTCTGCAAGATCTTCAGATGCTTCACGGATAACTTTTTCCCGCTTGAGCTCTTCGAGTTCTCCCATCATCTCAATGTTTTTAGCAGTTGTATCATTTAGTGACTCTTCGAGTTCTGATACCTGATCTGCCATTTCGTCAACTAAGTCAACCTTAGCTTCCGGAACTTCGATGTAAGACTCTTCAAACAAATCTTTCAGACTTGACATGAAGTTCTCAGCAATTTCTGTTCTTAGGCCTGACTGGACTGCAAGCTTATTATCTTCCATCCAGCTCTCAACTACGTAGTTAAGATAATTGTCGACTTTTTCAACTAGGTCAGCTTTAGTAGATTCTACTTCTTCTGCTAACTCTGTGTTGTACTTCTCTTCAAGGCGATCGATCTCTTCAGATAGCTTAGACTTAATAGCTGCTTCAAAGATTGTCTCTGCTTTTGCCTTGAATTCATCTGACAGAGTTGCCTCTGATTCGACGAGTGCGTTTAGATCTTCTGAAAAATCAACTTCATAATCGAGTTCTGGAGATTCAGCAATTGCTTCACCTTCAAAATTATCTTCATCGAAGTTTGCTTTGTCATACATAGCATGCAAATCTTTTTTACTCTTTTTTTGCATCATGCCAACCATAGCAGTAATTAGTCCTGCTTTAGTTTTGATCATTGGATCTTGTTTAGTTTGATCACCCTTACGCGTTGGCGCTTTACCTGTAGCTTCACCTGCTTTATCAACAGATGCTACAGACTGAGCCTCAGCATTTTTCGGATCGTGAGTCATTGCTTCCACGACATCGTTGTCATCATGGAGGTCAATCTCTTGATTTTCTTCAGTCATAATTGACTCCTTTATTTACTATTTGAGCAACGAGAGGAAATTCTTAAACTCACGAACTTGGGTCTCATAGAGATCCGCACGAGGAGCTTTCTTAATTTCAGTCTCCATTATTTCAATTGCTTGTTGTTCAATAATACCGTTATTCCAAACCCACTCAACACCTTCCATAACTCCATTAACAAATGCGCTAGGTGCAGATGGATCTTGTACGATGTCTACCGCATTAAGAATAAAATCGTCTTTGACGACCATTGCGTTACCATTGTTTTGCAAGCTTCCCATACCACGAGTTGAAACGCCTAATCTGACACCACCATCGAGCAAACCTTTTACAATTTGTCCCATAGGAGTTTCCAAAATAGTCGCTTTGCCCACAACATCATTACCCTTCCAATCAAGGGATTCGATCTTGTGAGAAACTTTATCTAAATTAACGGTCGGTCCTTCAGGGTGATTTAACTCACCAACTGCTCTACCTTTCGAAACCTGCTCATCATTGTATTTACCGAGAGCTTTCTCCATGATAGGCTTTGGATATATTCGACCGTTTCGATTCTTTTGTTCTGCTTGCATGAATACGCCTTCAATAGAATAGCTCCTCCCACCACCTTCTTTTTCTTCGGTGAGAATCTCTAAACTTTGATCTGTATATTCTGCAATCAGTTTCATTTCTTTGCTGCCTTTATAAATTCCATTCCAGCTTTTTTTGCCATACCTAAAGTAGGATACGTATCTAGTTTTTCCATATCAATGTATACGCAAAATTTGCCTTTTTCTTTATGGACCATTAACGTTTTACCATCAATTTTTTTATCAAAAACATGTTCGCCGGGCGGCATGCCCTTCCCCATCTTTTCTCTAAGTTGTGTAAATGTTATCATTTCCTAATCCTACCTTTATTTATACTTTTATTACTTTCTACTCAAAAGAATTATTCTTCTTCTTCTTCATCTTCGGTGGCTTCATCATCAGATTCTTCTTCATCGTCTTCCTCTTCATCGCCATCTTCTGAGTCAAGCTCAAGTTCGAGCTGATCGTCATCCTCATCCCCCAACTCGTCATCTTCATCAACATCGTCATCTTCTTCTGCTCCGTTGAAAAGTTGATCAGCCAATTTAATTTTTTCTTGATCTAATAAATCATTTTGTCTAATTGTCATGACATCACCAAAGATCTTATTGGCACCGTTATAATCTTGCTCTAGAGCATTTGCAATCAAATCTTTGATATACTCATTAGGTTCTGAAACTGCATTCTCAGCTTCTTGCGCTTCTACTTCACTCACTGTCATCTCCTTGTACAGGTTTCAATTCAAATTTTTGTCCTTGAGCTTGTTGACCCTGTGGCTCTTCCTCAGGCTCTTGCTCTTGTTCACCATTGATTTCTTTATTCATTTTTTCTACGTCTTCATCAGAAAGCATAAGTACATTCTTTTGAATCCATTCTTTAGAGAAATACTCTCCAGCATAGTTATTGATTTGATCGAGTGTTTGTACTCTTTCTCTCAATACTTCCATATCCCGTAATTCTGTAAAGTGGTTATCCCTTACATAGTTAACGGTAATATCATTTTTCCACTCTTCCCAATCTTCTTCAGTAATAATGCCTTTAAGAATAAGTTGAGTTCTCAGAATACCATAGAAAAGATGAGCAAATCTCATACGCAATCTATCGATAAACTTTTGGAATTTTAATTCATCTCTATTTACCTCAGTAGATCTACCAAGATTAAATTGATTCTCTTGTTCTAGCCGACTAAGCGGTACATTCAATGACCGGTAAACTTTCTTTTGAAAGAAAATTACATCATCAATTTGGCCAAGGTTTTCTCCACCCGGTAGTGTAGATATCTCTGTGCCTTTACCACCTTCACGGCGAGGCAACCAAAAGTCTTCTAACATTGACATATGTTTACGGTCATCTTTAATTTGACCGGTTGCTGCATCATACACAAGCTTATTACGATACTTAGTCATAATATCTTTCATGTATTGTTCAGCTTTACCACGTGGTAAGCTACCAACATCTACATAAAAGATTCTCCGCTCGGGTGCACGTGCAAGGCGATAGATAACTAATGAGTCTTCCATCATTCGCAATTGATTAATAGGCTTTAAAGCTTTATGCAAAAACGAAATAATCTTTTTACGATCTTCACTGAGCAAACCAGATGTAACATAACTTACTGCATCATTTGTCATCTTTACACCGGATGTAGATGACCCTGGCTTTTCTTGGAAGATATAAAACTCTTCAGTATTCTCAATGATATCTGCACCAGTTACTGGATCTTTTTTCTTCTTAATCTTTTTGACCTTGCGCATTTTAGCAGCATCAATAGGTCGTATTTCTTGAATACCTTCTTTAGGATTTGCTTCATTCAAAACAAGATGATGGTAGATTCTTCCATCCACATACCACCTACGGAAAATATCATGGCCTAACTCTTTAAAGTTAAGCATTCCATATATGTTATCGAATTCTTCTGTAATTTTCTTTTTAATAGAATCAGGAGCTTTTACTTCCTCCATGTTCAATTCTAAAGTTTGTTCTAACTGGCTACCGGTAATTGACTCATTGACAATATCTTCGATAGCAGCATCAACTTCAGGATGCATTGCATTACCGCGGTATTTCATAATCAATTGATAGTTGTCTTTTGAATCGTCATCACCTAGATTCAGGTACTGACCATAGTGTGAACCAGATGCAGTTGCATAACTACCACCTTCATCATCCCGCGGAGGAACGACGGATGGTAATTTCATTTCATCTTTCTTTTTGGACCGCTTGATTTCAAAACCAAATAGTTTGACGCCGTCTTGTCCTGATTGTTCTGCCATTATAATTACCTTACATTAAAGAAGAAGAGCCGACCGTTGCCGGCTCTCCTCTATTTATTACTTATGAAGTGGTATTAGACTCATAGTACTGGTATGCCCAGATACAATTGAATCTTTCAATATTATCGTTATCACCATAACTCAAAGTTATTTCTGACAAATCCTGTGGATAAGCACCACGGAATGTATATGTCTTCAATACTGATGAGTCACGATCAAGCTGTTCAACTTTTAGATCAGCTTCGTAAGCAATCGGAGATGTAAGTCCGGTATTAGCACTATGTGCATTGATACCATTCATCCATCTTTCAATTGCATCACGAACTGAAAAGTCGGTGTCATTAATGATAGTAGTATTCCATTCAGCGAATGTCCTATCACCAGCCATTTTGAGGATACGTCCTCTAAATGCAACTGGAATGATTCCGAAAGTTGAACCGGGCAATGATGCAGCTTCACAAAGGAATGATGTTAATTCAGCATCACCGTTTGCAAAACCCGGATAGTTAATAGTTACTTTAAAGAGGTTGGGACGTGCCCCACCGCCTCTAAGTTTCGACTTAAAATCGTCTACTCCGAGAACAGCCATTTTACATTACCTCCTTAAACCGTGCCAACTACTTCTTCAAAGTCAACACCTGTTCTAACTGCCACAAAATTCAGAGTGACGTAGTTGATAGAACGTGCTGGTTTGATGAAGATGTTTGCGATGAACTCATTACGATCAACAATAGCTGCAGTATTGTTTGTCTCATCACAGACTACTCTAAAGTCTGTAATACCACGTCGACCTTTTACTTCTCGGAGGACTGGCTCTACGATGTTGACAAACTCTGCTCTTGTGAATTCATCATTGAATTCAAAGAGTACTTGTTGAGCGGCTCGGCCGATTGCTCTTTCGAGTACAAGGAAGAGTCTCCGTACATTGACTCGATCAAATGCTGAAGGTCTACCCAACATTGTCTTATCACCGTAAAGAATTGTCCCTTGCCCAGGAATGTTAGCAATTGGATTTACATCTGCTTTATACAGTGTATCCCTTTGTGACTTATTAGGAGTATAGGCAAGGCCTGTAATTCCTAAGTAGCCGCCACGCCTTTGACCTGCTGGAGAGAACCAAGGTGCTCTATCTAAGTCTGTGGCTGCACAAATACCGGCAGTAGATGATGCTGCTGGAATATGGATGAACTGGTCATTGTACTTATCATAGACTTTCAAGTAGTTGTTATCTGCGACAAGGTATGATGAGTTTGTAAATGTGTTTGCAGTTGCTACTACATTAGTTACTGCAGTTGCTGCTGAAGATACATTTACTACGTCATCTCTTGCTGGAGATGCAAGTACGATACAGTCTTTGCGAAGTGACTGAGCAGTTGATACCAAGTCATTAACGACTGTGGCCTGATCAGTACTGTTTGTCATTCCCGGTGCAATCAAGAAGTCAACTTCTACTTGGTTTTCATCTTCGAAAAGATCAAATCCAGAAAGAAACTCTGATGTTGTCAGGGCTGGTGAATTAACACCCTTAGTGAATGCGTGATCGGAAGTTGTTGGAGAACTTAACCTAAAGTTATCTCCACTATCGATGTCTGTTCCTGCTCCTGCAGCAATAAAGCTAGCATCGAACCCGGCCATCCAGACATATTCGGAACGCTCGTTAATAACATCTTTTGCGAAGTTATTGGTTCCATCTGGATTCTTAGCATCTTTACCTACAGACACAAACGGGAATGTTTCTAGAACTGTACCTTTTGTTCCAGTAAACTTACCTTCTTGGTCAATCACTACTGCATGCATTTCATCAAATGTAGCTGCACGATTAGAAGCGTAGGTTGAAGTGAGTGGCGATTTATCAAATTCATTTTGATAAGCCCATCCGCTAAATGTTGTGGCAGAGGATGAATCTGCAGGACAAATTGACACACGAATTGAGTTTCCAAGATCACCTGGGTATTTCGCAACAAATGTGTGTGAATTAGATGTTAGTGTTGACAGCTGAGAATTAAAATCTGTTTCGTTCTTTACAGTTGGTGTCGGTAAAGAACCATCTGAATCAGCGGCAGCTTGGCCGATAATAGAACGAGAATTCTTAGCTGCACTAGTAGCTTCCCTCACTACTTGCAGTGCACTTGAGTAGCGCAAGAAGTATTGTGCTGAGTGGAAGTCTATGGTATTTGCGGAGTCTGGTGTTGCAAAGTTATCGACTAGAGTTGCCTCATTGTCAACTAAAACTCTTTGTGCAACAGGACCCCAACGAAAGTTACCTACGATTGCTCCGGTAGTTGACTGAACGTTTGGAACGCCACCAGTCAGGTCTATTTCCTTTACAACAACCGCTGGACTTTCTGACGGTGTGCCGAGTGCCATAGCTTTGTTTTCCTTTTAACTAATTATATGATTTCATAATACGGTTATTGTTCAATATACCATTATTTATAATATTACTAATCTTTAATTCTATCGAAGATTCCGTCAGTTGTACTAAGATCTGGCTCATATCCTTGTACTTGCCAGTTATCTGGATCATTTCTTATATCTAAATCTACGTCATCTTGTCCATTTTGTATAAACCCAAATGGTACGATATCTTCTTCAATCTCTTTCATTCGTTGATCAAATAACATTTGCTTTAAGTTGATATCAGTCATATCACCAAAATATTGAGTAGAACAAAAATAACCAAACATAACAAGGTTCATCATTAAGTCATCATGGTTACCGTTACTGGCTTCGTATGATTGGCCTCGTGCTTCGAACGTAGATATTTCTAGGATAGTTTGATCGTCAACAATTTCTAGCTTGTGTGTTTCAAGTATGTCTTTAATAGCCGAACAACCGAGTCTTTTAGTTTTTCTTGTGATTTCAATACCAATAGCATTGGCTTTGACCGATGACTCGACATGCACGTTTTCATATTCTAAATCATGATATAAACCATTACAAACTACTGTTCCTTGATCATTCGCTTCAATTACAACATAAGCTTCATTGTAGACTTTTGCATACTTATATATAATAGTAGGGAAGAGAATAGGAGAGATAGTGTTGTTCCGATAAACAGCCACCTGTGCAAATGGGCGAACGCTAATATCGATTAAAGTAAAAGTAGAATAATCCTGCCCTCTTCCCTTACTCACATCAACTGTCATTATATAGTCGTGTTTTTCTACAGGCTCTTCGTATATACGTAAGGCTCCACCTTCCATTTCTCGTTTATACGGTTTAGATCTTAATGATAATAAACAATCAGCACTTATAAGTGTATCACCTGTTCCAAAGAATGTATTGCCAAACTCTTGGTCAAATTGCAATTGACTCGTATTAGAAATTGTTTGAGCTTTCCAGTCTTCATTACGACCCGGAACATCCCACCAATCCACACGAAAATTATGGAACTCATTTATACCTTGGACAGATCCTTCCCATATTTTATGGAACTGATTGCCGATACCATTTGCGGTAGAAGTAACAATTACTTTTGTAGCCGTACCTGCAGATACAACTGGATATGTAGATGTGTAAAACTCAGATGCTCTTTCTACAAAAGCAAACTCGTCCAAGTATAATAGATTAACTGACATACCACGAATAGAGCTACCGCTAGTTGCAGCCGCAAGGATCCGCGAGTTATTACTGAATTCCAAGCTTCCTTTGTTAAGAGCTTTCGAACCCGGCTGTAAAAAGAACGGAATGTTTTCCAGCATGAGCGTAATACGAGATAACATTTCCCGAGCAGTCGCCCCTTTATTCGCAAGAATCGCAATTGTTTTTTCCGGATGGAAGAGCGCGTACCAGAGGAGATATGCGCATGCTGAGATGGATTTTCCAGATTGGCGACAAGCAAGAATAATTGAGAAGCGATTGTCATTAAAGTGTCCAAACATTTCTTTTTGGTAAGGATATAGTTTAAACGGAACTAGACCTTGGTCTAAAGAAATAACTTTTACGTATTCTTCTGCAAAGTAAATAGGATCATCCATACATTTTTTGTATATTTGTAAAAGTTCCGGAGTCCATACTTGAAGTACTCCATCTCTTTTAACATTTGGATTTCCTAGATATGCTTCATTCTGTAGGAGTGACATCTACCAGTTTTTCATCATCTTTAGTAACCATCATTTTTTGAAGATCAGCTGTTGTCAAAAATAAGTTATTAGTAGTACCACCTGCTATTTGAGGTGCTTCATCCTTTTTATCTATATCTTTTTGTTTCTTGTTTAAATCCATAAGCTTGTCATTTACATCTGATATATTTTTTATCATACCAGATAAGACTTCATATGCTCTTGGATGCTCGGATTGCCGAGCAACTTCAATCATGTCTTCTAAACTTTCACGGCCTTTTTCAATTAAGTCATAATATGTTTGTCTAGAATAATCATAATCACTTTTTACATTATCACTCATGAACTATCACCTGTCATTTCTATAGTATTGGTAAATCCAAAATCACTATCTGCCGTGCCAAATGTTGCAAGAGGATTCGGTTTAGTAGTTATAGTTTCTAGTTTTACATCAGAATCAAGTAAACCCGCATTAATATCGTATATATTATTAATTGCAGAACGGATAATAGCTTTATCGGCGATATCACCATAAAATTGTGTTTTCATTTCAAAGTTTATCGTGTAGATGATCGTGCGTCTTTGTTCTAAAGCGCCTTCGTAGTCATCAGCGAATGTAACTCCCTGAATCACAATTGGTATATCTTCAACAAAGTTTGGATATTCCGTTGGAAAAGGTTTAATTGTTAATGTGTATTGTGGATTAAACGTTGGCAGTATTTGCTCAACGATCTGCAAAGCATCGTCTTGGTTCTTTGCAAATATGTTTAATTGAAAATCCAAGTTATACGGTACTGGTGAATAGAACTTTTGTCTATTTGCACTGGTTGTACCGAGAGTAGAGAAGTTACTTACCTTCGACAATTGCCTAGTTAAATCATAAGTTATATTGACAATCTCAAATGACATGCGAGGCAACTTAAGTGCTACTCGAGTATCATTAACTAAGTCTGGATTTTCTCTTATTCTTTCTAGATATTTCATCTTAGGTGCATAAGCAAGTGGAACCTTTAATTGATTCAACACCGCACCGGATGTGCTTTTCCTTAATACATAAATGTTATTAAACAGTCTACCGAATATAGAGACTGACTTTCGCATTTTTTCATGATAGAAGTGTCCACCAAACATCTAGTATTATCCTACTTTTATAACGCTGCTATTCTAGCTTTAAAAGCTGCAAAGTCGGCACTTGCCGCTACTTCGGTTTTCAATTGTGTTAAAGTAATCGTCTCTGTAAATGTTGCATCAAGCTGAACCGACTTTGCACCAGTGTTTGTTGTAATAGTAATATTACTGCCGGCAACAAGATTAAGCGTAGCTGATGCGCTACCAGCAGCAATATTACTTTGTCCTACAGAAGAAATAGTGCTGAAAGCAGTTGAACTACCAGCTGCTTCTCTTGCTTGAACATAACCAGAATCGATTATAGTGGCAAGATAAGTATTATCAATTTTGCTTCGAACATAGGTAGCATTAATGAGGGTAGTTGCTTCAGCAGAATCTAAAAAGTTATATGTAATTTGCTTTGATTGTATGTAAGAAGAATCAATAAGGCTAATTGCTTCAGCAGAATCTAAAAAGTCATATGTAATTTGGCGAGCTTGAATGTAAGAAGAATCAATAAGTGCAATTGCCTCGGATGAATCTAAAAAGTCATATGTTGTTTGCCTAGCTTGGATATAAGAAGAATCTATTAAATTTAATACTTGAGCTGAATCCGGTAACGCATCGATTGCTGCAGCATTAGCATCTTCTGCATTAGTGGCTCTTGTAATTTCTGCCGCAATGTTATTTGCATTTGCTGTTTCTGCTGCTCGTGCAGTTGATGCCTCATTAGTAATTGCGGTAGCATTAGCAGTTTCGGCTGCTCGAGCAGTTGATGCTTCGTTAGTAATTGCAGTAGCGTTGGCAGTTTCAGCTGCAATAGCTCTTACAATTTCTGCCCTAATACTACTGCCATTTGAATCTTCTGCAGCGGTAGCTCGAGCTATTTCAGTATTAAGATTATTAGTAAGCGTAGCATCTGCTGTAGCTCGTGTTGAAATTTCACTATTAAGGTTGCTAGTAAGAACTGCTTCTGCAGCAGTTGCTCTACTTGTTTCAGCTGAATCTACAGCAACTAAATGCGAAAAGTTACCATCCATATTTGCTATGGTAAGTTTTGAACCTTTTACATTTCGAAATACTAGTGTCATTTTATTACCCTACCTTGTTTGTATTTATAATCATTATTGTGCTGATGGATCCCCGAATGGATTATCTTCGCTAAAGTCTAAGAAGTCATCTGAAAAGGTACTAAATGTATCATTCTGCTCAGAATTTGATATAAGATTGTTTTCAATTACTGATAACGCTTTAAGACCATGCGTAGTTCCGTTTGTAGTATTATTAATAAGATTTTGGAAATCTTTTGCAGGGCTATTGATAAAGCTTCTAAATTCACCATCACTTGCTCCAGCGTGTGCTAAGTAAACATATCTACATGAATCTCCAGCAGAATCAAGTTGGTATCGTTGTACTTCACCATTCATAAGTATACCAGATGATAATGGTTGTGCTATTTCATCATTCTTTTTATATGAACTATCAAAATTATTTAATTTATTAATTGTTAAATCTGGTGCTGGGAAGTAACCAGCGCCTGAATCTATAATAGATAGACTTGTAATAGTGCCTGTTGATGAATCAAGGATTGCAGAAATAATCGCAGGATTATCCGGATTACCGGTTGCAAATGTTATGATACCACCATTTTGATCAGTGCGTGGACTTTGAATATCTTCAAGGTATCTTCCACCATCTACAAGAGTTAAAGTATTAAGAGCACCGATTTCAACATAATCAGAATCGTATATATCAGCATGAGAATACGCAGGATCGAATTGATGTTGAATAATTGGAGTTCTTGGTGCTAAGAGACAAACTCGATATTGGTATGCATAATCTGTTTCCATTGCATCAATATCAGTATTTCCGGTATCCATATCTTCACCGGTATATTCAAAGAGAGTACACCGCATTTTAAATACTGGAACATTAGCCAGCTGATAAAAAGGTTGTTCATGTTCAACATGATTAATTTGGAAAAAAGATTTAGTTAATGGTAGATATATAAGATCGCCTTCAGTCGGCCGGTCACCTTGGATAGATTCATCTGATCTTACTATCTGTGTTTTCCATCGGTGCCTAGAAACTACAAAGGTAGCTTCATCTCTAATTTCTACTCCAAATTTTGTAAACAGATCTCCTTCACCATCAAAGCCTTCAATGTTATCAATATACATTTCAATCTTAGATGAATTATTAAAATTAGATGTGGGATCTTCACCGAATAATACATCTTCATTTACAATTGTACGCGGAAGATAATACACATCAGTGCCATAGATCTTCAAAGCTTCAATCACTAAATCTTCATAAAGTAATTGTTCAGATCTGACCTTTTCAGTGAAATAGAAATTTCTGGCCATAGTTTATCCTACAAAAAAGTCAGGTGGTAGATCGTGCTCTTCTCGAATTCGTTCCCTTAGTGATTGTATTTCTGTAAGTGAATCATCGTAAATCTGTCTTCCATTAAATGTTACTCCACCCGGCAGTTGCACACCTTCAAATTTAAGTAAGTTAGAACCCCATTGTTGTTTAATGAGTGAAGTTGTATATTCTTTAAGCCACATATCGTTATAGACAGAAGTATTAGTATCCGGATCTACTTGTTTGTATATTTCTGCAACAAGATACTCGCCTTCAACAAGATCTTGTGTTTCAAATTCGCCATGAATATATAGTCTATCTTGGTGCCGTGAAAATGTAGTTTGTGGATGACCATTAAGAGTTTGATCGAGCATACTTAAATATTGATTTAGTTGTCTATAGTATGCTAAGTCTCCAGCAAAGTTTTGAAGATCAGCAATATCATTGAGCATCATTTGATATTTAATATCAAAGAAATTCATGTTATCGCCGAATGTTCTACTAAGCGGGAATACTTTTGAAATGTAAAGAACATCTGATGGAATAGAAATATACTTATTAGTTACGTCTGTAGAAGTAACAAGATGTTGTAAGTATGTTCTAAATGTTGCGTCTGTATGGTATTCTTGATAATACTGAATAGCTTCGTCTACACGGTCTTCAATCTGTTCGTCATCAACGTTAATCTCAATGACAGGGTCACCAAGTCGGCGCTTGCAGTAATCTATTAATGTATCTCTGGAATTAGGTGCAGCCATAAAATAGTCTCCGACATAAAAATCTTTTGACTATTTATATGTTTTTTATTCTTTAAGCTGGCTTAAATACTTTTACATAGCCTCTTTCTACAGATCCTAATTGAGCATTACCTCCAATAGCACTAAATACTCTACTTGCATCAGCAGTAATTGCTATGGATTCTGACATATTATATGTAAGACTTAGATCTGCTCCCTTTATACTAGCTTGTTTAGTCCATGCTGTACCGTCTGATCCACTTGATGTGTCTTTCCAAACATCAAGTCCACCGCGCTTATTAACATTACTACCAGATTCTACTACATATGCAGTTGAGTTTCCTGCGGCTATAAACAGACCATCGCGAGTCATTTCCATACCGTTATTACCCATTTGACCTTGCGATTGCGCGCCGTATTGATACAAATCTTGATTTCTTATAATTGCTCTTTGAGTCCAGCTAGTAGCATTTGCATTTGCTCTAGTGTAAATCATAATAGCACCTTTGTAATTGCCAGGACCATCAGTATCATTGCCGTCTGTATAAGCAGGTGTACCAATTGCTATTCTTGTAGCATCACTGTTTAAACTAAAATTTTTACCTGTTTCATATTGTGTATTTCCAGTTGTTATGCTATGACTATAACTCCAAGAATTACCTGATCTTAAATAAGCGTGAATGCGACCGGCTTGAGTCGATCCATTAAAATAATTATATTCACCAACAAATACCCAGTTTCCATCCTCAGATACTCTTACACCTTGCCCAAAATATCCTCTTTCATTATTGGTTGATCGACCATATTCTACTCCGCGATATGTCCACGTAGAACCAGACCGAGTGTAAAAATAAACTTGTCCTTTGTTGTTTGTAGAATTTGAATGATGTCCTATAGCCATTACACTAGCATCTGCGCTAAAATCAAATGCGCCGTCACCAAAGTAATAATTCATACCAGCCGGTGATCCAAAATTACTATGTGCAGACCAATTTGTACCTGATCTTTCCCAAAGATAAACTCTACCGACAAGATTTGATCCATACCGTGATGCACCTACAACTAACCAATTACCATCATCGCTTATGGCAGCGCCTTGAGCACCGTGATAAATGTGAGGCAAGTTATTGTAACTTGTTCCAGCTTGCTGGATTTTTTGTTCTAAAGTCCAGTTAGCCCAATTATCTGTAGAAGTGTAAATATACACAGAACCAATATTATTGCTAGTACCAGTCTGATCATCTTCTCTCGCACACACCATAAGTCGACTTCCATCTGGTGTTATGTCCATAGTGTATGAGCCGAATTGAGCATATTGACTAGCACTAGCTTCATCAAAATTCTTGACTAAACTAAAACCGTTACTCCAATCAGCTATAAATGTTAATGTAAACGTATTTTGTACAGTAGCTTGGTTAACACCGTCACTTGCTTTAAATGTTAGCGTAGCTGCTCCATCAAATCCATATCCGGTAGCAGAGTCTGATGACCTAGGTGTTATTGTATATTGCTTTGCAGAATCTTGAACAATTGTGGCTAACTTAAAGAAGTCACCACCAGATTCAACTGAATACACTAAGTTCGCATCTGCGTTATCTGAATCAGTGCCTGTTAGCCTTATTACAGTTGTGGTGCTACCATCTGTTGCAAGTGCAATAGTGCCAGATGCGCTAAGAGATAATGTAGGAGTAGCATTAACTATCGCTACGTTATACCAACCAGATCCGTTTGATACATAAAGCCGGTTATTTGCAGATACATATGCTTGATCACCGGCAGTTAAACTACTAGTAGGTAAACTATCCAATGAGGAATATACTGTTATAGCTGCAGCTGCACCACCTTCTGCCTTTAAGCCTTTATTATCAGGATTGGCCGCTTCAGTCTTACCAAGAATTCTTGCTATATCTCTAGGTCTACTACTCATTTTTTTATCCCTTTTGGTTTACATTTACCTGTGCAAGCACTTATTTATAAATCTCGTTTGTGGTTATATAAATGCTTTGATTAGTATTTATATGGATTGCCTCATAAATCGGTATACCGAATACGTCACCAATAGAATGACATTCTTCTCTTATTCGTACTTGATCTTTAGCCCATACCATTTCACCACAATTACGTGTTAATAATTTATTTTCTCGAATTTTATATACACCGGGCGCGATTGAACCGTCATCAAGAAGGAACCATTCATTACCTTCATTGATAATGTCAAGCACGTCTGCCCCACATTTTTCTATGATTTTTTCGAGATCGCGATCTCTAAGATTATATTTTTCTTTTATAAGATAAAGAGCAGAAGCAAAAGAACCAAGCTTACTGCCACCACCCGGAATCTTTGATACCAAACGTTTGACATTGGCACAGAGTCGAATGAACGGTGTGTAAGCTGACTTTTGTTCGTCTGATTGAATTTTTGTTTTTCGGTTTCGCTTGCCTTCTTCATCAATGAGGCCAAGTTTATAAGCATCCCATTCCTTCCAATCCAATACGAGCATTCGAATGAATCTAAATGTGTATGCTAAGTCGGCAGCTCGTTTTACTATTCCCATTAGATAGTTCCTAAAAATTTTACAACGTATGGATCGGACTCAATATGTTCTTTATCCTCTTCAGTAATGTAGTTCAGATATAACAATATAGGTTTTGTCACCGGCCAGTGTCTATCATCTAATCGCAAATTCAATATATTATTTGCGGCTTCAATACCAAAGACATTGAAGATAATAATTATATGATTCAATAATAATCTATGCGGAAAGTTTCCGGTTTCACTATATCGATTGATTAATCTTTTGATATATTTGAACCGTTTCAAATCTTCAAAAAATTCTTCAACATCAGAAAACTGAGGCTTATAATAATTTTGAGCCGCATAGAAAAACAAAGTATCTTCAGTTAATTGGTTAATCATAATGATCCTATAAGAGTAGTTACCTCCTATATATTATGAAAACAACTTGCTCATCATACTCTTCTTAGGCTTATCATGTGTATGATCCACATCTCCACCTTCGTGAGAATGACTAGTACCATCTTCATGAGTATGTTCTAAAGGATCTCCAATGTGTTCTTCAATTACTTCTTCTTCAGTTACTGGAGACTCACGTAACACTTGAGGTTTTGGATTCATTTCACTATTCCATTCTGCAATTTGATCTTCACTAATCTTTTGTGATTTAAGTAATTCGCCTTTAGCGCTTTCCCAACCACGTGTAGTTGGGTGCGCACCTTTAGGTCCTTTAATAATCATTTTGACATCCTTTGAATTTTCTTAAAACGTACTTTCTTACCTAAGTCAACACCGCGCTCGCCAGGGAGTCCCATCCGGTCAGTAGGCCTAGTTGTCTTACCCTTTTGAGGCAATTTTGAACGACCAACTGACAAGCTGTCTTGTGATTTCGCACGATCAGCACCTCGTTTAGCACTATTATCATCATGATAAGCGCCTGATGCATGAGCTCCTTTAACACCATCATCTTTGGTTTTTGGAGATTTTATCTGGCTAATGGTTCCTTTATTAAAGTTACTTCGGTCTTTCTCTCCAGAACGAAAAGCTTTCTTTAATACTGCTTTACGATCAGTTCCGGAACCTTTTATTGATGCTTCATTTGTTACATCTTCTACTTTATATCCAAGTTTTTTAGCAACTTGATACCGGTGCTGGTCCTCATCACCGCCTGATTTCATATGACCATCACTTCGTCTATGATGATAGTCAATGTGAGAAGCAGATGACTTGAAACGAGGATCTTTTGATTTACCACCATTAACAGCACTTGCACCTTTATGGCCTAACATAGACTCGTCCAACTCATCAATTTCAATTGGTTGCATTGCTGCATAAGCTACTGCCATATTTGATACTTGAGAACCAAATGATTCTGCCTTCATTGCAGCAGGATCTTTCATTGGTGTACCACCGGGTTTAATTTTAGTATCACCTTTCATATTATCATTACCACGGGCTTTGCCTTTTGGCACATTTGAAGTCATCTTAGCAGCATCTTTATTAATCATTGCCGGCTCGTCTAGATGAGCATCAGGTCCTTTTGCAATTTCGTCATCAGCACCTTTCATCATGTCTTCGGCGCCCTTACCTTTAATCTTATCCTTCATCATTTCAGGATCAGTTGAAGATTTGTAATGATCATCTCGAGACTTTTCTGAAAGTACTGACCTTAGTGCAGTTCGAATTTTTGACTCTTTTGCTTCAACCGGAGTTGATTTAGAATCTTTTTCCATTTTTGGATTCATTTCTACATCACCTTCTTTACCACCGCCCTTTGCTTCTTTCTTTTTCTTTGAAGGAACTGGCTTGGCACCCATTGCTTTATCTTGTTTTTTGATTTCCATATCTTTATAGTAACCTTCATCCACATCTTCTTTTTTCTTTTTATTGTCTGGATGTCCTTTACCACCATCTTTTGCAGTTGCCCATACAGCTTTACGTTGTGCAGCTGAAACAAATTTTTCGTTTTGGTCAGCAATTGCATTGGCTGTATCTTTCTTCATAGTTACTGGATGTTTCTTACCAGCAAAACTAAATGAAGACTTACCTGCTTTATGAGCAGCCGCTGCAGCACCATGAAAAGCTGTACGCTCTGTAGCTGGTACTTCTTCTGGTATTACAAATTTGTTTTCTTGGACCTTTTGAGTGGCCCCACTCCTAAAAGGATTATAATCCATTGTCTTCTCCTAAGTTAAAAATTGAGCCACATACGCTCCAACCGCAGCGATCAGAGCCGCGTATACTAGTTTATTTATAAGGCACACCGTGCGGTGATTATCATCAACCTTCTTTTCAATATCATCTAATTTAGTAGATAATCTATTAATACGTTCATACATATTGTCATGATCATCTTTCAATGCAGTTACTTTCTCGTCTGTTCGAGCCATTAAAACCATCGCTTCTGCGAGCTTGTCGAGTTTCAGCTCGATCCTATCTAACCTTGAGTGGGACTCCATATGATCTTCTTTCATGCGCATCTGCCAAATATATATTTATCAGCTGTCAAAAAAATGACACCTACTATTATTTGACACCCCTTTCTGTCAGGTTTTTGACACCTATTGCTTTGCTACAATTTCTAGTATTTTACCACTGTCGTCAAGTATAACTTCCATTTTTTGACAAGCATAACGAGTAGACCTATTTGCTCTAGTCAATTGCCGAGATGCCATACGTTTAGCTTTTAAACATTCTGACATGCCATCTCGCAATGTATACTCCTTAAGCTCTGTGCCATTCATAAACAGTAATAAAACAAACTCTACTGTGGTCATTTACTATGTCCGTTAGCTCTTAGTTGTTCTATCTTGTCTTCAAGGTTATTAATTCTTTTTTCATAAAATTCAAGTGTTAGTTTTTGTTGTTGATCATAAGGCGCTCTGCCTTCTTCTATCTCATCTGTTAATTTTTCAAGCTCACTTGCTAAATGCTCAATCATTAAAAACTGTTCGTTGTCTGCCGGCAAACTTCCCATTTCACCACGTGGCCATTTAATTCTAAACTCAGTATTTTGTTCTAAATCAGTTTTCATCATAGTCTGACTTGTTTCAATTTGATTTAATCTTTCAACAACTCCAAAATATGCCCAAGTAGCTAATGATGTAAACGCAATCATACTAATAATATTACGAAGTGGAAGCGCTACTTCAGTTCCTTCATTCAGTTTAGTCGCCATCTATCTAACATTTCCATCGACGTAAAGACATTGCCTTACGTGTAGGTCTACCCTTCTCATCTTTCATTGGTCCCGGCATGCCACCCATGCGAGCACAAAATGATTTCCTTCTACCTGCAGCTTTACTGCCACGCTTAACTTTACCAGTTACCGCAGTTTTTAGATTGCCTCCGGTTTTTCTATTAGCAGCAGCTACACCTTTAGCAGTCATACCTGCGCCTGACTTAGTAGATCTATAGTGGCCTTTTCCGTCTGCGCCACGAGCTTCGATAAATGCTTTGAATCTCTCCATTACCTGAACAATCCTAATTTGCTAACTGCTTTACCTAGCATCTTACCGACAACTCGATTTTTTACTCGTCTAGCTACTTTACCTTTTTTAACAGCATTAACATCACCAAGAACCTTTGCAGTTTTATATGCTGCTTTACGAATCTTGCCAATTGTAAGTTTTTCTTTTACATCTTCATTCTTTGGTACACAGTTAGGAACCATTCGGTTACCTTTCTTTTTCATACCAACTTGCTTATGACTATCCCAACATGCTTCGTTTGGTGTAACTTTCTTCATTATCTTAACTGACTTATCAGATCCGTAATCAACTTCACCAGATGTATCTTCTCCACGCATCTTTGTTATTGTTCTTGATTTTGCAAGAGCCATACCTTTACGGCGCTTTTGAATTGTACTTACATCTTTGGATGTATCGGTACCTCTCATATGAGATGCAACTGCAGAGTTCTGAGCTTTAGAGTAACTTCGTTTTGCTTTTGAATGATAATCACTCATGGTTTTGTAATCTAATTCATTCACAGTAGATTCACCACACTTTGTACCAGCTGCTAAAGATGTACCCTGCTTATTTGCTTTTCTTTTATCAGCTCTAGCTTTTGTATCTTTTGCTGACTGAGCAGATTTACCTACAGCAATCTTAAGATTAGGTAAGTCTTTACTTTGTTGAGTCATTTCCTTAGGAAGATCTTTTAGAGGTTTTGATGGAGGAAGTGTTTTAACCAACGCCTTTGCTTTATCTTTTATTGCTTGGCTATCAGGATCTCCTGACATTCTCTTACCTACAGGAAGTCTGCGCTGTTCTTCAACTTCTTTACCCTGAGATTTATCACGGTACATTTTCTTCACATCAAATTTAGTCTGCCGTTTTACAGACTTAATCATTGATGGTTGCTTAACCAATTTACGAAGATGGTTCTTTACTTGACCCGGTGAATTGCCAGACATGTACATAGCTGGCAAGCCTTCAACCTCTACTTTAAATGTTAGATCTTCGTAAAAAGATTTAAACGATTTCATTTCTTGTCTCCCATATCGCCACCAGCTTTCTTGGCGGCTTGCCTTGCAAGATGCTTTGCTCGGTTCTTAATGATATTACCGAACTGATCTTTAGATGGAGTTGTAGATATTTTTTTAGCATCATCAAATGGAGGATCTGTTTCTTTAGCTTCTAACGCTCTATTAATACCTGCACGACGATTTTTAATCTTCCTATTGTTTTTGCTATCAGCACTTGTATAGGTTGGATTTTTATCTCTCAATCCTTGTGCAAAAGAACGATTATCTACATCATTAACTGCTTTTTTGATGTAGCTCTTTTTAGTACCTTGAGAGATTTCTTTGACTTCTTTTCCTTTTTTAATTACTTTGACAGCAGCCTTTGGTTGAATACCAAATGGTCCTTTGTCAGTTGGTATCATTGCTTCCATGGACTTAACTTTTTTACGAGTACCCATAGCTTTTGTATCTGGTCTGTTCATCATGCCGTGCATGTCTTTACCCGGATCATCTTTACCATGATAGCCTTGTGCCTTAGCCGGTGGAAGCTTTTTAATCTTACCTCCTTTAGCAAGGAATGCTTTTACCGCATCAGAAGAATCTTCTTTAGGATTACCCATTTTATCAACACCCTTTGGAGAGTGTTTACCAAACTTATCGATGTTACGTGCTCTTAACTTTTTATTGGCTCGATCAACACCGTCAGTTCTTTGACTAGTCTTTTTATCGCTACTGAACCTTTGCTTATTAGCTTTTTTTCTATAAGAAACTAAAGTAGAAGTATCCAATTCATTGACTTCATCTTGCTCTCTGACAACTGGAACCATCCGGATTTTTGTTTTACCGTCAGCTGCAACATACTTTTCAGGTTTCCTGTCAGCAGACTTGACTTCATCCACATCTTCTTTTTTTCTTTTTCTTTTATTATCTGGATGACCTTTACCGCCATCTTTTCGATTGGCCCATACAGCTCGTTGTTGAGCCATAGATACATAACCTTCGCTTGTTGATTCTTCTTTCATACCAACAGCACGTTTCAGTTTCCCTGCAGGGCTATTTTTCTTAGCAGCATCATGAGCAGCATGTGCACTTACTAATTCTTTATGTATTCCCATTGCATGTTTAACATCTTTCTGGTCATAATGTTTTGCAAAACGACTATCTGACGCTGTAGCTGCTTTAACTGCGTTAGATGATGAGATGGTAGGATGGGGCTTGCTGGAAAAAGACGTCCGTGGACCGCCCGCGGTTTCGCTAGCATCGAGATGATGCTTACCTTTATGTATGTGTGCCTTTACAGCAACATGATTATCACTGCCATGTTTTTTCTTGGCTTTGTCTGCAAGATTAAAATGTTTATCTGCCATAGCCCTGTGCTTCTGCTGTACGGCTTTTAGTTTTGCACCTGTTGCAGCTATCTTTTTCTTATGAGTAAGCATTTCCATTTCAAATAGATATGCTGCTTCTTCTCGGATTTCATCGAACGTTTTCATTTTATCCTCTTACCTTTGCGGCTAAATCTTTGTCGGCCTTTCCCCAAGTGCCTGAGGATTTAGTTGTGAATGAATTAACTCGAGCCATAGCCCATTGTTGTGGAGTTGTCCCTGGTCGATGACTACTTTTCCAAGCAGCCATGCCACGATTATAGACTTTACGTAATATAGCAAGTGGCATACCTGACTTTTCAGCTTTGCCGGCAAGACCTTTTTTCTCTTCTTCTGAAAGATATTGACTAAACCTAATCATGTTGTTTCCCTGTTCTTTGCTCGAGTATCACTGGTACGTGCACGATCCATCATTCGATCGTGTTTAATTTTATCGATTTCTTTTTCGCGGTCAATTCTTTTCTTTGCCATAGCTTGCATTTCATCTTCACCAAACATTTGTTTGAATCTTTTAGTATGTACACTTGTTTTTGTTTTAGCTGTCTTATCACCCGGTGCTGGTTTATATGCAGATGAATCGCTGTCAGACTTTTTAGCATTCTTATCAAAGTGTGCTTTTCTTTTATCTGCAATAGATGCATCTTCAAGATCAAGAGTTTTAGGATAACCTTTTTGCCCAGGTTTTTTCTTTGGCTTGCCCGCTGCACGCCGTGCACGAATATTTGCCCATAGTCCTTCTTCCATAGGTTCAATTGCCTCCAACCATTTTCTGTATTGACCATTAGCTGTTTCTACAATAACATAGTTTGCACCACATACTTTTACTTCAGCTATCTCTTCGGTATCTTTTATAATTACTTGATCACCAACTTTGTACAATTCACCGCTTACATATGATTCTCTTGTTTCATTCACTGGTTCTAATTGTATATGATTCTTGAATTCTTTTTGTTCTTTAAGCCCCATGCCTTTACGGACACTATTGAAGATTTTCTTGGCATCAAAATTATTTACAACTCTAGGCAATCCTTGGCTGAACGATGTAAAGTCATTTGCCCTTGCGGCATCACGTTGTTTTGTAGCAGATGCACCTTCGGCTCCCTTTGCATCCGGATCTCTTTGACCAGCTGAAACAACATCTATCCTTCTAAAATTATAGAGACCATGTTTAGCTTTCTTACCATTATATTTCTTAATAAGAATATCAAATTCTTGAACGCGGTCAGAACCTACAACCATAACTACATTAACAAAACCTTCGTCATATAGCGATTGTAAAGCATCGAATACTGTTTTAATTTTTTTGTTTAACATGATTCGACGTGCATAACGAGGAAACATTTTTCGTGCAATTTTTATCTTATCGTTATACTGTAATGGATTATCTTTACTATCTTGTGATTGAGACAGATAAACTCGATATTGATTCTGGCCCGCCATTGTTGCTAACTTCTCTAGAAGTTTTCCATGACCAATAGTAGGTGGATTCATTCTACCAAATGTAAAATAAACCCGCTTTTCTTCTTCAGCTAGAAAAGTTTTAAACGAATAACTCATTAACCCTTTTTTCTCTCAACTTCTTTTTTACGAACATCTTTAAACATACGTTTAGCAAACATATCTATTCTTTTCTTTACAGCAGGAGCAGCCATACGTTTTTCAATTTCAGCTCTACGTGCAAAAGATAACTCGCTTTTACCTTTACCCTTAGTAAGTTTCTTAAGAATAAATGTACGAGCTTGTTTACGTGCTCTACCTTTTAATTTTTTAGTGTCAGCCATTTTACGCTTGGCGCGGTCACGGCCAATTTTAATCTTGGCTTTCATTCGTTTAAGCTGTCGGGATTTAGCCATTCGCTGTTGAAGAGTTAAAGCTTCAACAGTAGATTTACCATCGTCGTTTTGTGGAGCAAAGTGAGGACCACCTGAGTTGTCATTAGGGCAATCACAATCTGGTGTTGCATTGTTTTGCTCACAACCACAATCTTTACATATCATTTTTGTAGCTTCGTACATATGTCTCTTACGTTTCATAGCACGATAGTTTGTAAGCTCGTCTTCACCCGGTCTATATTCGACCACATATAAATCTTTAAACCGTAGCAGTTTTTCTGCCATCGTTAGTTCCTTCCCGGTGTATCCCATCCTTTTAATATGTTGGGTGAAAAGTTTGCGTATGAGAACTCCATACGGTCCACAATTTTCACTGCATCACTACCAAGTTTGTCAATCGCTACATATCCTTCTTGGCCTGTAGTTCTAAACCCTCGTTTAGTTTTTAAGAAAGCCCGTACAGACTGTAGTTGATTAAGTATATTTATAAGTTTTAGTTTCGCCAGAATTATAGATCTCTGTAATTCAAAGATATTTTTAAGTGCTGTTTTGTTTCTACTTGAAAAGAACCTTAGTATCTCACCAAGTTTTAATCGTTGTGAATCTTTACCTTGATCAGTAGATCTTTTATCAATTTCTTTTTTATATTTCTGTTGAATAAACTTTATAAGAGCATCTACTCTTTTGGCTGGATCAGGTGGCATTGCCTGCAACCGTACATATGAATTAGTGTGTTGCTCAATCAGTTGTGTAAGGATTTTATTCTTTTCTAGTTGCCTAAGCGTGTTGCCTGCAATTTTATTGAATATAAATCCAGCATTCCTTAAGTGTTCATTCACTTCTTCTGTATCTTGCTGTGTCATAGTATATCGAGTTAAATCTCGAAGCATAGCATCTTGTGACCATACATTCTTTGATTTTTTAAATTTAGATATGTCTACACCAAAGCTTTGTTTCATTCCTTCGAATGAGTTTCCTGTGTAGCTCGTATGCCACACGATTCCAATCTTTGCTGCCTTAATTTCCCCGGCCATGTCCGTGCCAGCCGGTACTGCATATAAGATTGTATTGGGGTGGAACGTAACATACGATTTATTTTTGATTTTTTGTGTTTTAAGATCCGCTTTACTATACAGAAAATCACCTTGGACTACTCCTTTGATTCCTAGCTCGGGTAGATACTGTAAAGCGAGCTTAAGCTTTGTACTGAGATCGCCGCTAGTATCAGCATCAATATCAGCATTACTCTTGTATACTTTGGGAGATTTGTTAAAGATCCCCTTTTTCGCCACGAAGAATCTACCATCACTAGGGTCGATCCCAGCAAACACAGCAGGAGCACCATCCCATTTGACACTAACATTTCCATCATGTACGCCTCCTAGCATATCTCTGAGAGAACGCAATGCCATGATCGCGTCTCTAGTTCCTTTGACTCCACCGTAGACTACCTTGTCTTCTATATGAGTCATATGAGTATTCTTTTGTTCAGTTATATATTCAACAAACTTCATTACATATCGCTCACTCTAATAAGAGGTTTAATAGTTCCACTAGTAAACATATCAATTTCTATAGCCCGTTCCGGAACAGTTCCTATTCCTAAAACATTCCCCATTTGAGCTTTATTTGATTTACTACGAGTAAAAATTATATTTGTGTCTCCAAAATAATCTGCAGCTTCTTTTCGAAATTTCTTTTGTATATTTTTCCATTGTGTTGGAAACATTCTAGCAATCTTGTCTTGTTGTGTCTTATTAATTTCACCCGGTTTGTTTGATGCTCTAGGATCAGCTTTTCTTTTTAAAGCTATACTTTCATTTATTATTCCAGATAAGTTAGCAGTACCACCTAGCTTAAAATCTTTTATAAATCCATCAGTAGATACATGCACAGATTTCATCTCATAACCTTTTCGATTAACAAATAAATCCATTCCTGCAGAACCGGCACCACCTAGTTGAGCACCATCAATTAAAAAGAAAAGAAGTACTTCAGCCGGCCCCGTTCCACCCGGACGAAAATTATGTAATGCTTCAAAGCTTCTTCGGCTTTCTTGTTTTAAAGCAGTGATAGCTTTGTTAAGTCCATCTTTAGTAGGAGCCTTAACAAAAAACTTTTGATCAAAATTAGGAAAAAAGTTTTTTGTATATAAGTATCTAATTTCTTTTTGATATGTATTTGACTGAAAGTCTTTTTCAATTAAATTAAACGATGATACTCTTTCAGCTCTCCGAAGAAAATCCATATCCATTTCTAATTCTGCACCCATTGACATTTCCCTTATCATATCAAATGTTCGAAATCGTAACATATACTTCTCCACTTTGACTTATTATACCCTATTTATACAAGAAAGTAAACAAAAAAAGACGGCGTTAACCGTCTTTTTCTACTGAGATGTAGGATTATGATGTAACCTTAGTATTGTTTCTCTTTCGATCATTGTATTGTTTAATGCCTTGCTGTCGAGCTTTCTCACGATTCTCAGGATATATGTGTTCATACCCTTTCATGTTCCAGCTTTTAGCCCATGCCGCAGTTTGTTCTATACTATGTGCTTTCATACAGTGCTCCCTCCGCTAAGAGGAGTAGAAATAGAATGATCAGTATAATCTCCATCTGATCGATATTCTCTACAAATAATTTCACGAATCATCTTACCGCTTTTCATTTTATACGTAACTAATTCACGTCTAATTACACCTTGACTCGATAAGTTGTCAAGCGCTGATTTCAGAGGACCGTCGTTCATTTTGCATTTCCTTGTATCGTTTCACCAATTTTGCACAGTCTTTAGGATTATCTATCAATTGACTTTTGACTGCAGATAACCTTGCTAGTCTCATACGTTCCGCTTTATGTAGCTTAATATTACCACTTAAAATATCTATTTGTTTATCTATAGCATCCATACCTTGCGCCATAGCCTTTACATCTCTATCTACACTTCTCATTCGTGTTCTCCACCTGCGCCTCTACCAAGTCCACCAAAGTATTGTGGAGATCGTTTGGCTGTTTCAAAAGTTCCTACAGTAATTGCAATAGCTGCAAGTAGAATAACGTGTCCGATAACACTTACACCAAATGCAGTCCAACTACCAACTATAAATGCAAATACGATACACCACATCCAAGCTAACACTTGCATAACTAGATGTCGTACTTGAAGATCTGGAATATTACTGAGTGGATTTCGACTATCATCCATCACAGCATTCCAACCATTAACTATAAATGTTCTCACTGGATAAACTCCCTTTTCGTATGTTACTTTCAGCGGATAGTGAGCATCCACTATGTCTTTAAACTCTATAGCATCATACTGGTCAATAAAATATCGAACCACAGTATGATCTCTAAAGTATCCTTTAACGCGATACATTACCCACAGCCACTTACACAGATCATAAGATCTTGATTACGGGACAATATGATTAAACCAATTACTGCAAACAATAGCATAACCTATCCTTTCTTTAACCAGTTACCAACTAACTCAACCGGACACTTGTCTCGGTACTTGCACATCTGATACATATCGACTGCAAGTTCTGCAGAAGTACAACCACTCATAGAGACCGCTATGAGCAGCAATACAATCCGCATTATGCTACCTCAGCATATTCAATTGCTGAGGAAAGCGCTTTTGTTTTGCGAACTTGGTTTCCGCCGAACCATGATGAATACAACCGGTTATCTGAATTACGACCCTGTACGTGATCTGTAATAAAGGTAACTGAGTTGAATGCCTGCCACCATGAACCTTCACCGTACTGTGCACCCGGCTGAGTCTCTAATGCATCGTATGCAAGTTTTGCATTACGTGATAGAGTATCAACAGAGAGTCCTTTACCTTGTACACGCTTGTCTGCAGTACGAGGGAATACTGTGTTAAGGTATTCAATGTAAGAGTCGTTGGTGAATCGCTTACCAGCAAGGAACTGAGCTACATCGCTATATGTATTCATTTTCTTTGCTGCAATACCTAGTGCACTCTTAACGCTTGATGCATCAAACTCTACACGATGGCCAACTCTTACAGAGTTATCAGTCTTTGACTCAAGTGAGTAAGAAAGAGTGTTGTTGCATACCACACGGATAGGAGTAAAGCGAATGTCAATTGACTTGCCATACTGGTGTGGATTAGAGAAAAGAAGGTATGAATCGATACGATCGCCACCAAGGATCTCAAATGAATCCTTGACTTTGGCCAATGCCCATACCATCTGTCCACCTTTGAGTGAACCAGCTGTATGCATCTCCATATCGCCTGACATTACAAACTCAGAGAAGAAGTCAAAAGCTTTTTCATTCTGAACTGGATTCCAGTTTTCACCGACATTAGTCAGGATCTTACCGTCTGTTTCGCGAACCAAAGACTTTTGACCTGTTGGCATACGCTTACCATCAAACTCGATAAATGATTCGACTTCACGGACTGACCAATTCAGTTCAGCTTTGTCCATCATTTGAACTGGTGTTAAGTCATTGCTGACGGGTACACCTAAACCATGCCACGGAACTTGACCGGCATACGCCATTGTTTCTACCTGATGTGCCATTATATAATCTCCTTAAGCAGCTTGTAGCATTGATGCAGCAACGTTCCATACGCCATCTGCTTCAGTTTTTACACGAATATTCTTTCTCAGTACTTTTACAACTTTGCCTGACATATCGCCACGCTTACCGTTCCACTTAACAGACTGGCCAACTTTGAAAGACCTAGCAGCGTTTTGAGCATTGCGCTGTTGTGCAAAGTTAAACATGTGAGCAATAGCTTTCATCTGATCAGTTGAAGCATTGTTGAATAGAATTTCGATTTGATACATATCATCTCTAGTTAACATAAAATTTTCTCCTCATTTCATTTTATAGATATATTATACCATAGTTTTACTCATTTGTAAACAAAAAAGTGAGCAAAATTAAATTAAATTGCATTTATTTTTCGATAACTTCTGACTGCACCTTTGACCATACTAGGATACTTACCTAAGAATGTACCGGCTTCAAGGTCGCCTTTAGTTACCAGATCTTTGTGCATGTGCTCGACGTTATCGTAGTTTTCCAGTAACCACTTGCCTAACTCATCAAACTCACTGTCAGATATTAGTGGCTTATCTTCTACATAATAAGCATATGAACACATAAGATATTTAGCTATTGGGTTCTGCACAGAGTAGCTCCTCTACTGATTTAATATGTTTGCACTTTCTGAAAGCAATGCAGGTACAATCGAAACCTGAATCGTACATGCCAACAAGGTAGTTGTTACCCTTACTTCCAGTGACAGGCCATTGGACACCCACGAATGGGTGTCCTTTGGTATTAATGAGTTCTGACTGGTGTGCCATTAGTGCCTCTCATGATCCTGATCGGTGAATTGAGAAACACGATCAGGATCTGCTTTGTGTGAAAAGACAACAGTATCGTTATCCATATCAACATCGCCAAACATACGATGATCATGAACCAGATGGACGAAATCAGGCTTACCAAAAACCCGAACTGCTGCCATATAATCATTATCATTTCGAAAACCAACAAAGTGTAGCATTACAAAACTCCTCTTAATAAACCCCTAATTCAAAACTATTTACTAGATACGCCCGAGCTAGTATCTCCAATCTCTGAGATTGAAACTAACATCCCTTTCGAGATAGTGTTTTTAGCTGATCAACGCCTCTACACGGACGTATCTAGTAAGTAGTTTTGATTTATTCTATATAAACATCAAGATTGGAAGTGATGCCATTGCGAACATAAAGATAATTCCGAGTAAAATCTGCATCATAATCTCCTAGAAACGAATTGCGGCTAATGCACAAGCAGTCTCGCTTGCTTCGATACCGAGCTCTTTAGCCAGCATATACTGTAGAGAGTCTGAAGAAGTACCTTCAGGCTGTGACATACAAAAGTCAATGATTTCTCTCCAAATATCATTGTGATCCGGATTCTGAAACTCAAACTTAATCATTATAAAACTCCTCTTTATTTATTTTATAGATATATTATACACTATTTTTAATCATTTGTAAACAAAAAAGTGAGCAAAGAATGAATAATAATGATAAAGCAATGATGAGACTATTAAGCATGTCAGATTGGCAACAACTGAAGTGTAACTTTAGTTCAAAGAAAATGCTAGAAGAATTGAAACAGTTTGACGGTGATTGGAAAAGATACAATCCTTCAAAACTTAAAAATAATAGATGGGGTCTTAGTGTAACTAGTTTAGATGGTGGTCTTAGTGGTATACCAGATTTGACTAGTCTTAAAGAGCATCGCGATAATACAGGAGAAAAAGTATCTGATAGAGATATTATTGTACCTACTGATGTGTGGAAAAAATCTGGTGAAG